TGACGCAGCAGTCGCAGCGGTTATAGCAGTAGATAGAGCCTTACAGGTTAGAATAGAACCCGAACAACTAACTCCGGGTGTCTATGTCTTCTAAATTGGTCACAGCTCTACAGGTTGCAGGGGCAATTGCCATAAGTGTCGGGGTTGGTCTTATTTTTATCCCTGCGGGAATCATTGTTGGTGGAGCTTTCTCCATCCTCTTCGGCATAGCTATTGAGAGGCGTTGATGCTAGGAAACATTTTCGAGAAGCGAGCAGTAACCCCTAACAGCCTTTGGGGTGCTGGTCTTGACTTTGAGCTGCAGAACAACTCAGGCACTTTCATTGACGAAGACAATGTCTACAAACTCGCAGGCGTGTCGGCTGCCATCTCGCTGATCGCTGGAACAATCTCAACCCTGCCGATGGATGCATGGGTTCGCAGAGACGGACAGAAACTTCTAATGAGGCCAAAGCCTGACTGGGTGAATAGACCTGACATTTCTTTCGTTGACCGCACTCCATTCATCAGCTCAATCATCGCTTCCCTGATGCTTGACGGCAACGCTTTCGTTCGAGTCTTCAGAGACGAAGAAGGTTTCCCAATCAACCTGATGGTTCTCAACCCGACGAAGATTGAAGTCAAGCGCAACCGCAATGGTCGAGTGATGTTCACTTATGAGGAAGACCAGAAGACTTACACCTCTGACGAGATTTTGCACATTGTGGAATCAGTGATGCGACCCGGTGGAATCCGAGGCGTGTCAAGAGTTGAGGCAATGAAAGACGCTCTTGGTTTAGGACTTGCTCTCGACTCATACGCACAGCGTTTCTTTGGACAAGGCGCATCGGGTAACTACGCTCTAGTGACCCCTCAGTCGCTCACTGAGGATCAGGCGAAGCTTCTGGCGAAGTCGGTTGACGCTCGTCATGGCGGCTGGAGAAAAGCTCACAAGACAATCGTTCTGCACTCAGGTCTTGACATCAAGGACATCGGCATCAACCCAGAAGAGTCTCAGCTACTCGACTCACGCAGAATGTTTATCGAAGACCTATGCCGAATCTGGAACATCCCATCGCACCTGATGAACCTGCCCGGAACAAACACCTACTCAAGCATTGAGCAGACTTCCATTGAGTTCGTGACTCACACCCTCAGACCTTATGTTGCAATCATCGAGAACTCACTCTCGACTCTGCTTCAGGTCTATCCAAACGGACAGGGCGCATTTGTTGAGTTCAACATGAACAGCCTGCTCCGAGGCGATGCACAGTCTCGCTTCTCTGCCTACTCGCAAGGAATCCAAGCTGGCATCCTGACAACCAATGACGCTCGTGTCGCAGAAGGCCTGTCAAAGATTGACGGCGGTGACATCCTCAGAGTTCCACTTGCAAATGTCAACATTGACGCAGCTGACCTATCCGCAACTGACAAGCGTGTTCTCATGGCTCAGCGACTAATCAACTCAGGTTTTGACCCTGCCGAAAGCCTCGCAGCTATGGGCTTGCCACCAATCGCACACACAGGCGTTCCAAGCGTTCAACTTCAGGGTGTCGCACAGATCAACCCAGCCGACCCAACATCTGTTTACCCGGAGGGATAATGCAAGCACCTGCAACGCTAAACCTGAACTGCTGGCAAGGCGCATCTTTTGATTACAACCTGACTTGGACCTTGAACGGAACAGCCGTCAACCTGACTGGCTACTCGGCAAGGATGCAGGTAAGAGAAACTTATGACTCAACAAATGCCGTCATCAGCTTGACTTCTGGAACTGGCATCACATTAGGCGGAACTGCCGGCTCAATTCTCTTAGACATCTCCGCTGCAACAACCGCAGGCGTTCCCTCTGGCCCTTATGTCTATGACCTTGAGCTAGTGACATCGGGAGGTTATGTCACTCGCCTACTAGAAGGCAACTTCAATGTTGACCCAGAGGTAACTCGTTGAGCGTAATCACAGTCACAAGTGGCACAAGCATTGTTCAAGTCACCGCACCGAATACCGCAACCATAACCACCAGCGGAACATTCAGCGCAACTGTCAATCAGAACCAAGCCACACTTGTAGACAACATCATCGGCGCAACCGCAATTGCTGAGCCTGCTTACATCCAGTTCAATGTCAATTCAGTTCCCTCTATCGCAGTTGGTCGAATTGGTTGGAACGACACAGACAAGACCCTAGAACTTGGCATGACCCCGACTGTCAATCAAAATGTCGGGCAAGAGCTTTTTATCTTGGCAAAGTCTTCGGATAACACTGAACGCACTAAGGGCAAAGCTGTCTACATCACAGGCTCAGACGGCAATAACAAACTTGTCGCATACGCTCAGGCAAACTCAGAGGTCACTAGTTCAAAAACCATCGCAGTTATGGCAGAGACAATTAGCGGTGGAAGCAAAGGATTCGCTGCCAGCTTTGGACTTGTCAGAAACATAAACACCAACGGACTAACCGAAGGTGCAGCAGTTTGGCTATCCCCAACAGTCCCCGGCGGTCTGACTTCGACAAAGCCAGTCCCACCAAACAACTCAGTCTTTATTGGCTATTGCGTTAGGGCCAACCAGAACAATGGTGTTCTGTTTGTCAACATTCAGAACGGATACGAACTAGACGAACTTCACAATGTCAAGTTCAATGGTCTAACCGATGGGCAGTCGCTTGTTTATGATTCGGCAACACAGCTTTGGGTCAATGAAACAGTCTTAGGCCAGCCAACAGTTCTATCGGTTGGAACAGTTACAAGCGGAACAGCGGCAGCGGTAACAGTTACAGGCACAGCACCATCGCAGACTCTAAACTTTGTTTTGCCGAAAGGTGACAAGGGTGACACCGGAGCGACTGGCGCAACCGGAGCTACTGGAGCGACAGGTGCAACTGGCCCACAGGGGATTCAAGGACTAAAGGGAGATAAGGGTGATAAGGGGGACACAGGCAACACAGGTCCAACAGGAGCTACTGGCGCAACCGGACCGCAAGGATCACAAGGTATTCAGGGGGAGCAAGGTATTCAGGGACTCAAGGGTGACAAGGGCGATAAAGGTGACACAGGTGATACTGGTCCGGCTGGCCCTACTGGTGCTACTGGCGCAACAGGCGCACAAGGCCCACAGGGTATTCAAGGCGAAACTGGACCTGCTGGACCAACCGGAGCAACTGGAGCTACGGGAGCGACAGGACCGACAGGCCCAACTGGACCGCAGGGTGCAACCGGAGCGACTGGCCCGCAAGGACCTTCTGGAGTTGTAGCTGCAACATCGCCGATTGTTTATGACTCTGGAACTCAGACGATCAGCATCAACACAACCGCAGGCGGCATCACAATAAACGGAACAGCGGTTGCACTAGGGGGAACAATAACTGTGAATGCGAGGCTCGGCTAATGCCATACTTCATAACTGACCAATCACCTGACTGCTCAGGTTGGGCCACTGTAAAAGAAGACGGCGAAGTAATTGGCTGTCACACAACCAAGCAAGATGCCATTGACCAGATGGTCGCTGTCTCAATCTCTGAGGGCATCGAACCCGGTGGAGAAAGAGCAAGACCAACTGAGCTTGAGGTTGGCGATTATGTTTCTTGGAATACTTCAGGCGGTCGAGCCAGAGGCGAGATTGTCCAGATTGAGCGAGACGGAACAATAAATGTTCCTGATTCCTCATTCACAATCACAGGGACTCCCGATGACCCAGCTGCTTTGATTCAGGTTTACCAGCGAGTCGAGGGCGGTTGGGATGACACCGATGTCTATGTTGGACACAAGTTCTCAACGCTGACAAAGATTGACCCGCTGCCAGAACCAATGGATGAAGATGACGAAGACGATGACGAGGTTCGTCAGGTTGACCTGACCGCACCTGCCTACATGAGAGCATCTGCTCGCAGAGGTTTGCAATGGTATTCCGAAGGGCTTGGCGGAGATGGTCTAGTAGATCGCACAATCAGAGAAGCTAGAGCAATGGCTGAGGGCAATGTCTCCGCCGACAAGTGGGTTCGGATTGCAGCTTGGATTGCAAGACACTTGGGAGATTTAGATTCACCCGATGCCAACCCCTCATCAGAAAACTTCCCATCACCCGGAGTTGTTGCAATGGCTCTATGGGGTGGCGGAACAACTAAGCGATCTGCGAGACGAGCGATGGCTTATGCAGAAGGTGTAAAGACTAGACTAGAAGCCGAGCAAGAGAGAGCAAACATGAAGCAAGAAACCAGAAACTTTGACGCTGACTTTGAGCTAAGGGCCGAAGGCGATGGCATGACCTTTATTGGTTACGCTGCAAAGTTCAACTCCCCATCAGAAGACTTAGGTGGCTTTGTCGAGACAATCGAACCCGGCGCATTCCGTCGCTCGCTACGCTCTCGCAACGATGTCAAGCTGTTGGTCAATCACGACACTGGTCGAGTTCTTGCATCCACTCGCTCAGGCACAATGAAGCTCTACGAGGACGAGATTGGACTCAGGGTAGAAGCAAGCCTGCCAAACACTTCCGATGGTCGAGACATGGCTGAGCTACTCCGCCGAGGAGACCTAAACAAGATGAGCTTTGGCTTCTCAGTTATCAAAGACTCATGGAATCAAGAAATGACACAGCGCACTCTCAAGAGTGTTCGTTTGTTCGAGACAAGCATTGTTGCGTTTCCTGCTTACGCTGCAACCGAGGCAATGGTTCGCTCACTCGACAAGGTTGCAACTAGAGCGCAGGTTGACGCTGACGCTTTGGCTGATGCAGTCCTCAAGCTAGAGGAAGGTTCTGATTTGTCAGACACCGAGGCAGAGCTAATCAAGAAGGTTGTTGACACTCTTTCCCCTGTGACGCAGGTAGAAGAAGAAAAGACCGAAGAGCCAAACCTGCTGGACCTAAAGCGCAAACAGCTTGACCTACTACTAAAGAGGAACTAATGGCAACCAAAGAACAGATCAAGCAAACCATTCTCGCAATCGCAGGAGACCCTAGCGTTGGAGAGATTTATTCACTAGCAGACAAGTGGGCTGATGCCATTTGGAAGCTAGACAACAAAGATGTCGCAGTCAAAGCTGACAGCGATAAAAACAGCGGCGCATCGGCGTATGCCGCTATAAAGGAAACTCGCATCATTGAACCAACTGAAAAGCGAATCCCCTGATCGCAAGGTTTAGCGAGTAACCACCCCAGAGGGTCTTATCCTTTCTACCTCTGGGGTTTTCCTTTTGCTAAGATATAAACAGGGTTGAGTGTAAGCACCGCCTGTTTCAGTTCTGCGTCAGCGCAGCTGAAGTCAAATAAAACTATTAGGAGACCAAAATGTCACAGTCCTTTATTAAGGCTCAGGCTGAGGCTCGTGCTAAGGCATGGGAGGAAGCAAAGGCCCTGCTTGACTCCGCTGCTGCTGAGAAGAGAGACTTGACTGCTGAAGAGCAGGGCAAGTTCGACCGCATCAACGCAGACCTTGACGAGAGAGCAGCCGCAATCGAGACCATCCGTAAGGCAGAAGAGCGTGAGGCTAAGGCCGCAGCTGCAACTTCTGGCTTCGAGGTTTCAGAAGTATCAAAGTCAGATTACGACTATGTTCGTGCGCTTGCAAAGGGTGAGATTCGTTCTCACAACTTTGAGACTCGTGGAACTCTAACCCCATCAAACGCTGGTGGAGTTGTTCCTCAGTCCTTCGTTGCAAGAGTGTATGACCTAGCTCGTGAAGTTGGCCCAATGCTTTCCCTCGGAGAGCGTTTCGAGACCGCTGGCGGAGAAGACCTGAAGATTCCAGTTCTGACCAACTACGCAACTGCTGTTCTTGAGACCGCAGGCGCAACAATTGACGAGTCAGAGCCAACCTTCAGCTCCATCACTCTAGGCGCATACAAGTATGCATTCCTAGTTCCAGTTGCTCGTGAGCTGATCGAAGACAGCGGTGTTGACATCGCTGAGGTTCTAGCTCGTGCAGCCGGTAACTCCATTGGCTACGCAGTTAACGCTGCTCTAACCACTGGTGACGGAAGCGACAAGCCAAACGGAATTATGACCGCTGCTGGAACCGGTGTATCCGGAACTATCGCAGGTGGTCTATTCACCGCTGACCAGCTCATCGACCTGACCTACTCAGTTGACCCAGCAGTTAGAAAATTGCAGGGAACTGGATGGCTCATGTCCCCAACCGCAATTCGCAACGCTCGCAAGCTAAAGACCACAGACGGATACTACCTATTCGAGCCGGGTCTAAACGGAGCAACTCGTGACAGCCTTCTTGGATACACAGTCCACGAGAACCCTGCTGTTGCTGCTGTTGGTTCAGCTGCTGCGTCCATCGGATTCGGACACCTACCTTCCTACAAGATTCGTCTTGCAGGTGGTCTGCGTGTTGACAGAAGCGATGACTTCAAGTTCGCAAACGACCTTGCCGTCTTCCGCTTCATGCTTCGTGTTGACGGAGACCTGTCACACCAGAGCCACTTCCAGATTTTCAAGGGTTCGGCTGCCTAGTCAACCTTAGAAATCTAAGCAAGTCCCCCGGCACAAAGTCGGGGGATTTTGCTATTGTGGGGGTAGAAAGGAATTTATGAAGCCAGAGCAGTTAGACCTAACAGTTACAACCTTCTCCAATTCGCCATACCAGCCGACAGGCTACGGAATGCAGATCGGGCAACTTGTTGACAACCTTGCAAAGCATGGAGCGAATGTTGCCCATGTCTCGAACTACGGACTAGAGGGAAACAACTCAACGCACAAAACCCCTTATGGAGAAATCCCACACTACGCAAGAGGTTATGAGCCGATGTCGCAGGATGCACTTGCAGTCGGACACAAGATGCAGATGGCAAAGAAGGATTGGAAAGATTACATCCTGACACTTTGCGATGTCTGGGTTCTAAAGCCTGAGATGTGGCCGACAGAAGAGTGGCCGAACATTCTTAGCTGGACACCGCTAGACCATATCTCAATGCCCCCTGCGGTCAAGCGTTGGCTAGACAAAGACAATGTTCAACCGATTGCAATGTCACCCTTCGGCATGGAGCAGTTGCAAGATGTCGGCATTGAGGGCATTTATATTCCTCACTCGATAGATACAGTCAACACCTTTAAGCGCACCGACAAGATTGGCAAGCAAGACGGCAGAGAGTT